GTGGCAATGCGATGGGTCTTGACCCTCCGTGGTTGCGCGCCCTATTTCCCTCCCCGCCCCAAGGAAATTTCGGTTTCTCCCTCCACTATTTGTGATACAGTTGATTTACTGTATTAACGGAGGTGCGAATGTATGAAATAGATAGCGATGTACCGATGCCTGAAGTTAAGGTTCGGCATAACTACCCGCATGAGGCTTTACAGGTGGGGGAAAGTTTCTTTGTGCCGGGTGGGAATATGAATGTTTTGTGCAATTACAACCGGATCAGGGGTAAGCGGTTGGAGAGGAAGTTTGTGTGCCGTCGGGAGGGTGACGGTATTCGGGTATGGCGAATTGAATAGGGAGGGGCTATGGAAAAGGCAGATTGGAATCGGAAGCCGTTTAGGTTGTTTGACTATCTACTGGATACTTACCAGTTGAGAAATGACCGGGAGTTGGCGCAGGAGTTGGGTGTGCGGTCGAGTTACGTCAGCCGGGTGCGGCATGGGCATTTGCCGGTTAGTGCGAGTTTGATATTGGGAATCCACGATGCGTTTGGATTGGAGATTCATGAGATCAAGGCTTTGGCGCAAAAGGCAGATGGACAGTCCTGAACGCTACAAAGAGGAACTGTTGTTGTCGCGCCAGATGTTGCGCTCGGAGATGAGGAATGCTATTGCCGCACAGGATGCCAAACAGAAGAGGGCGTTGGTAGCAAGGTGGAAAGAGGTGTACCGCCCTGAGATTGTGAAAGAGTTATTGGCTGTGGCTAAAGACTACGAGGCGCGGTACAGGATTGCTAATTGGAACTTAGAGGGCTTTGAGAATGAGCGACGTAAAACAAAAAAGTTTTGAAGACATTACCGTAGTTGCAATCTATGGCGATGGTCGGGGAAAGATCGCACTGCCAGCATTGAGAAAGACTGCCGAGGCATTACCCGGCTGCAAGTCGCTCTTGATTACTAACACCGAGTTAGACATTACCAAGATACATCAAAAGATACTGGGTGCGCCCTTGGACTACCAAGGCTATACCGAGTTTGTAATGTATAGCCTGCATAACTACATTGATACTGAGTATGCCTTGATCGTGCAGCACGATGGTTGGGCGTTGAATGCAGAGAATTGGAATGATGACTGGTTCAACTATGACTACATTGGTGGCCCTAGTCATGCAGCGTTGCTGCCTACTGGCGAGTTTTCCAATATGTATCAGTGGTGCTTGGATAAGAAAGATTACAAGGACGCCTTGATCGTGCAAAACGGTGGGTTTAGTTTGCGCAGTAAGAAGTTTCTGGAAGCGCCAACCAAGCACGGGATCATGCGCCGCTACTTCAAAGAGGATGTTCTAAACAACGAGGATGTGCAGATATCCTGCTTCTTGCGTCCTGCCTTGGAGAAGGCGGGGATGAAGTATGCGCCGCTGGAAGTGGCTAAGTATTTTTCGTTCGAACACTTTGGCCCGATTCACAATGGCATGAACTCGACCAAGATATTTGGTCATCACAGTCGGTTTAGACAGTTGCTCTCCAACGGTGAGATGCTCTGGAAGCTGACCGACGAGCAGACGCAGCAGATTATGGGTGAGGTGCAAGCTAAAGCCATGTTCGAGGATCACTACGGATACACGCTCCATGCAGTTTGATCGCAAGAGCTTCTACCGCTTCTGCCGCCAGCTAAGGATTGAGTCCAAAGAACAAGGCATGATCACCTTGGGTGAGCGACTACTCGGCACCCAAACCTATGTTATGGATGAGGTGGCGCGTGGTCTGCAAGATGACATCCATTTCTTTGTGGTACTGAAAGGGCGTCAGCTTGGTATCACCACGATCTCCTTGGCGCTCGACCTTTACTGGCACTTCATCCATCCCGGTATGCAGGGAACGCTAACGACGGACACTGAAGAAAACCGGGAGCAGTTCAGAAGTACGCTGTCTATGTACATGGATGGCCTGCCCAAGCAGTACAAGATTCCACTGATGAGCCATAACCGCAATCAGTTGGTACTGCAAAACAGAAGCCGGATGTTTTATCAGGTAGCGGGTACAAGAGCCAAAGGTGGATTGGGTCGAGGCAAGGGCATTACCTTCTTGCATGGCACGGAAACGTCTTCATGGGGCGATGAAGAAGGCTTGGCTTCTCTGTTGGCATCCTTGGCTGAAACCAACCCGCTTCGCTACTATATGTTCGAGAGTACGGCGCGAGGCTTCAATATGTTCCACGATATGTGGACAACTGCCAAACGTGCGCGAACACAGAAAGCGATTTTCTGCGGCTGGTGGCGTAACCAGTTGTACATGGCTGATCCCAAGTCAGACATCTACAAGGTGTACTGGGATGGCAAACTTTCGCCCGAAGAGAAGGAATGGACGAAAGACATCAAGAAGATGTACAACTACGAGATCAACTCTCGGCAGATTGCTTGGTGGCGCTGGAAGCTGCACGAAGGTTTGAAAGACGATGGCCTGATGTATCAGGAATTCCCACCCACAGAGGACTACGCCTTTGTGATGACGGGAACCTCCTTCTTCTCTACCGCCCGTTGTACCGACGCCATGAAGGAAGCCAAGCGCTCACCCTTCATTTCTTACCGCTTTAGCATGGGTGCCAACTTCCAAGACACCACGCTAATCCAAAGTAGCGAACGATTAGCGACCTTAAAGATTTGGGAAGAGCCTGTACCCAACGCCTACTACGTCGTGGGCGCTGATCCTGCCTATGGATCGTCGGACTGGGCAGATAGATTTTGCATTCAGGTGTACCGCTGCTATGCCGATGGTATGGAACAGGTTGCAGAGTTTGCCACCTCGGAGTTAAATACCTTCCAATTCGCTTGGGTGATCTGTTATCTGGCAGGTGCTTATGGCAATTCCTTGCTGAACTTGGAAGTCAACGGCCCCGGACAGGCCGTGATTAACGAGATGAGGAACCTGAGAAGGCAGGCCATGTCGTTGCCACCGTCGGAAGCCCGACACCTGAACGACGTTTTAGGCAATATGCAGCACTACCTGTGGCGGAGAAACGACAGTTTTGGTATTAGCAACAGTATTGGTTGGGTGACAACGCATTCTTCCAAGGAGCGAATGCTGAATTACCTGAAGGATTACTTCGAGCGCGGGATGCTAAAGGTGTATTCGGAAGAGTGCATTGACGAAATGAAGGGGATTGTGCGCGAAGGTGGCACGATTGCCGCTGCTGGCAGGTCAAAAGATGACCGTGTGATCGCCTCCGCACTGGCTACAGCCGCTTTTGCAGAGCAATTGCAGCCTAGATTGATCGCAAATCGGGTAACTAAGGACAAAAAAGAGTCCAAAACCGACGAAAATGAGCATGGTGGGCAGGTGCAGGTGCAAAAACAGGTGTCAAATTACCTAAAAGCACTGGGTTTTTGATGATTACGGTACTTTCCATCGCTGAAATCAAGCTTAGACTGCACAATATGCGTCTAAATCGCAAAAGAGGCTACTCAATGGCTGAATTTGCGAAGATGGCAGGCGTGGACTATCGGAACATGAAAAAGGCCTTTTTTGAGCTAAAAATGCCTGTTTCTGAGACCACACAGCGCCGTATTTCCAAGGCTTTGCTGGCTTTGGAGAACGGCGAGGCCGGAATGAGGATGGATATTGCTGGCAGAATGAAGTTGGACTACCACCCACCCAAGGATTTTGGCAAAACGCTAAAGCGTGGCTACACGCTAGAGATGAATAACGGCAAAATTGGCTTGTCCGTTAAACCTATTAACAAGTACGACTATACAAAACCACATTTGTTAAAGAAGTGAGGGGCTAACATGAGTGTATTACATGATTACAAGTGTCCGGTGCATGGCTACTTTGAAAGTCGGCAGGCAGTGTGTCCTTCCGGCTGCACCGATGTACAGTTGGTGTTCTTGCAACCTGTCGGTCTTGCCAGTGATGCAACGAAACATAATGACAAAACGCTAAAACAACTTGCGCTAGACTTCAAGATGAGCGATATTAAATCGACCAGAGAAGGTGAGGCGCAACCGCCGCGCCATGCCACGCCGAATAATCCGTTCGCACCCCGGTGGGGATCGCCTACGGAAGTGGGTGGCTACAACCTTAACTCGATTGCGGGTGAGTCAGTGTCAGGAATGCAGGCGGTCAAGCAAGCGGGTACGAATTTGAGTGGCCCGAAAGTGGGGTCTTACATTGCCGACCATGAGAATTTACAGATCAAATGAGAATTCCTGAAAACCCAGTTGATCGCCAAGCGTTCTACATTGACATCATGAACAAGTGTCTGGTGTCTCAAGGTGAGCGCCAAGCACAATACTCCACCCTACGCTCCTACTACCTCTTCGGCGCTGATCAAAACTCACCGCCTGCACACTTCAACAAAATTTATCCGCACATTGATCAACTGTCTGCCTTTATGTACTCGGCAGACACGACGCGCTTCTCCATCAAGATCGGCGCGTCTGTGCCTGAAGTGTTCAAAAAGAAAATTCCCGCACTGACCAAAGCATTGCATGACTACTGGATGGCAAGCAATGCAGACCAAGTATTTGGTCAGGCATTGAACTGGGCGTTTTGCTACAACTCCACCTTTGTCAAACTAATCTGGCGCAATGGTATCCACCCGTACATGGTGGAACCGGGCGTGTTTGGTGTGCTGCGCGAAGACACACCGTACACAGACCGCCAAGAGGCAATGGTGCAAGAGTTTTACATGACCAAATCGGAACTCTACTCGCGCCTGTACTCGCATGAAAAGCGCGATGAAATCCTAAGTCGTATTGCGCTGGCTGAACAGCAAACCAAGAAGTACCCCGAAGGCGTTGAGCGTCTAGTGACTTCTGCGGTTGATCCAACAATCTACGGTAACGTGCAGATGAATCTGGCTGGCAACATGACGTACACGCCACAGATTGCTGAACCTACCGTCAAGATGCGGGAGCTTTGGATATACGACGATAAGGTGGATGATTACGTCTGCGTGACTATCGCTGATCCAGACATCGTAATCTATGACCGTGCATCCAAGAGTCTTTTCTTACAAGGTGAGCAGCCGTTTATTCAAATCTGCCCATCGCCTCAATACGATTACTACTATGGGCAGTCTGAAACGCAGCGTCTTGTGTTCTTGCAAGAGATGCGTAATAAACGAACCGGACAGATACTTGAATTGCTGGACAAGCAAGTCAACCCACCCAAAGCGTTTATCGGTTTCCAAGGAATCTTGGATGAAAAGATGTTTGCGCTTAATCGTGCCAACGGCATGGTGGCGTCTGATATGCCTAACGCCAAAGTAGAAGAATTCACGCCAAACATCCCGAACGACTTGTTCCGCGAACTTAGTGAGATTGACGCCATGTTTGCTGAAGCCTCTGGTATTACCAGTGTGCTGTCAGGTCGTGGCGAAACCGGTGTTCGTAGCCAAGGCCATGCCAGCCAACTTGCGCGATTGGGCTCTTCCCGCGCCAAGAAACGTGCATTGACCATTGAAGATAGCCTTGAGAAAATTGCAACGCTGTATCTGAAGATGATGATGGTCTATGACGATACGCGCTACCGTGACGAAGATGGCAACGAATTTATTGCCGCCCAGTTTACGGAAGACTTTGTTGTCAAAGTGGACGCGCATTCCAACTCGCCAATCTTTATGGAAGATGCCAGAGACTTGGCGTTTAGCCTGTTTAACGCTGGTGCTATCGGTAAGGCCAGCTTGCTGGAGATGGTCGAGCCACCGATGAAGGATCGGCTGGTGGAAGAAGTCAAGGCAATGGAAGCTACCGCAGCTATGCAGCAAATGATGCCACC